CAGGGCAGTCACAAGCAACTGGAAACAGTTCGATAGGCACTGAAAAGTATTTCTTGAATGAGGCAGAGAATGGTCAAATAGACACTGATAGATTCTTCTCGTACAATGACATCACTGCTACTGTTGATGCTGGTGGTCTTTACAAGGCACAGATGATGATAAAGCCACTATTGGATATATCAGAATCAGATGTTTCACTGAATAGCGATAGAGATGTGATAACAATAACCACATCGGGAACTACCAACCATGCTTGGGTAACTTTCGTTCCTGAGTTGACTGGACACTATCTAGTATCAGAGAAAGAGGAAGAAAACGGTCTTGATAGGAACTTAGGCAGTGTAGGAATAGATATCGCAAATAATGACCATGATTTCATCCATATGAAGACCAAAGGCGGAAACATATCATACCTATCTAAGATAATCAAGCATGAGACTAATCAGACATCTATGAGTCAGGGTACTATCACACATACACTGACTCTTGATAATCCAATACCTCCTGATGAAACAGTTGGTACTCAGCATCACGGCCTGAGACCAAAGTACAGACTAATGAGACTGGCTGAGAAGACATTCAGAGATACTCCAAACGAGATAATACTCAACAGACTACATGGCACTGGTTTGGATTATAGCATGGAGGCATCATCCTTCTTAACAGGTCAACGAGGAGACAACCATCAAAGTTTCTCAACTAGTCAGAACATGACTGAGGGAGTATACAGTGCATACGTTTTGATGAACTTAGATGTAGCACCACCTTCAAGTGATAACCACTCATTAGTACCTGCATTAGCAAGTCTCTCATCTACCAACCTACCATTTGTAGATGGAGATACCTTCGACTGCTTCATCACAGATGGAGTCAACAAGCATAGGAAACTAGTAACTGCCTCGATAACACCAAAGTCACGAACAGGCGGAGTTCGATTCGATGAGAGAAAACTTACCTTTGAGGGAACACTGACAGGAAACGGTGTTGTGTCCTTTGGTGAAATAATCAACCTAGAACTAGACAGGAAGCCTGACTTGGATAACATATCGTTCTGCCACATAGGAGCAAGAATGACCATTGGTTCCGAAGTAGAGACCGAGATTGATAGAATAGCAAAGAGTGCAGGTATGACAACAGACACGATTCAAACTCAGTCAGTATTCACAGGAAACATTGTCTCTAGCGTATCGAACAATCAAGTGACTTGCAAGAAGGATGTCGTTGGGGTTAGTGTTGGTGATATACTATACACGCATGAAGGACTACCACTCGGTAAAGTATCGGGAGTCTCAAATGCAGTGATAACCTTCAATGATGTTCATACTCATGCAGACATCGACCTTTGGTATACCCCATTAGTTAATGATGAACTAATAAGAAGAGAGAAGAAGACCTTCATAGCCACTAACAACTTCACCGAGGTATCTGCCTTTGATGCCATGAATACACTGGCAAGCAAGAAAGAGATGGATTTCAATGTCAGAGGCAAGCATGTTGATTTCAGGAAATTAAGAGTAACAAGTGGATTGACTAAGAAGAAGATAAACTACAAGAATAATAGAATTTTCAAAATAGACACCAATGCAGAGTTATTTGCCAAAGCAAACAAGGTAACTGTTGTAGGGGATAGAATAAGTGCAACTGCACAGATTGACGAGGAAGGTACAGAACTGACATTCGTTGACTCCACAATAAAGAACAGCGAGGATGCAAAGGTCAAGGCGAATGAGTTATTGGAACTACATAGTCAAGATACTAGAAAGATAAAATTACGGTTAGAAAAGAAAGGGTTGGAAATCTTAGAGGCAGGAGATATAGTAGAATTAGATTTCCCTGCACAATCAATACCAAGTGGACAGTATGTGATATTTGAAATAGAGAACGTTCTCACAAGTCAAATAACCATGACAGTTGGAACATTCAGTAAAACAATCGCTGAGAGATTGTCAGAACTTGGTACTGGACAGAGAGAAAACACATCCACTACATTTGGTAAGAATAGCATATCAGTAACTGGCGAAACGCTTCTAAAAGATAAACTAAACATTAGGGTGACTAATGTGATGTATACGATATCAGGAACAGGTGCAGTATCCAATGTAGGATTTGGTGCGAAGGTAGGTTTCTTCGATGATGGTGGGTCTGAGAACCTAGATGCTGAAATAGATAGTAGTGGGACAGAGGTAGGATTTAGCAGAGCGTCAGTAGGCGTTCTATTGGAGTATGATAGTGAGGACTGAAGATGACGATAGTAAATACAGGAGCAAATGAGATAGCAGACCATGTGGCGGCTAGTTATAGAGTGGTAGCGATAGGTAATGGTGGAGACACAACTTCTTTGCAGTCTACTGGATTGAACAGTTTTGTAAGAATGAAATCAGGAGTAATACCGGATGTTGTTGGCACTTCTCTGATATACAACGTATCTTTCACTGGTGCAGAAATACCATCTTCAGGGGTGTCTGAACTAGGTATATTCAAAACAGGAAGTAATACTACTGGAACAACGCCTCCTGACGGTATTTTATTGAGCCGAGTCACCTTCACAAACACCGGAGTAGTTGGGTCAAGTGACACGGTTTCGTTTCAAGTAAGGATAGAGGTGGGTAGTTAATGACATCAAATTCAGGTATTATCAGTGGTATGGGTACTAGTGTAGTGCAACTAAAAGATGGTGTTGACAACATTCATAGTGGTATCATTAAAGCACTTCAAGCGGCTACTGGTGATAACAGAGGAATAGATGGATTCGACTTGACACAGACGACAAATGGTGGAACAACTAGGTTCGTAGTTGGTGCAGGTAAAGTTCTCAGAAACGGTAAACTTGTCTCTGTTTCAGGTACTAACTTAGACACAACGACTTCAACAATCGGTAGTGGGTCTTCTGATTGGTATGGCCTTATTGTCGTTGGTGATGGCTCAAATGGAAGTGAGAATGCTAACACCCTTCAATGGAGGTTTGGTGCTGTAACAGGATATCCCCTTCGTAACTCATCTGCTACTGTTGCAGAATTAAAAGGAGGAGACATACCAATCATCGTTGTTCAGATTGCTGCGGGGTCTACTAATACTAACGATAATAATGATAGAAAGCATCAGTATCTACCATACGAACAATCAATCAGGGAGTTCTCAGCGATAAACTCAGGAACTGAGAGACTTAGAATAAACAAAGAGGGAACTCTAACTCATACTCCTAGTTCCACTGCATACTCACTAACTCTTCCTTCAGCAAGCGGTACTATTGCCTTGACTTCTGACTTATCTAACTTAGCAGCAGGTAGTCTAGCAGGTGGTGCAGTGACTGAGCCTAAACTAGCAACTAGTGCGGTAACAACTACCAAGATTGCAAATGATGCAGTCACCTTTGTAAAGATGCAAGACCTTTCTGCTGCATACAAGTTGATTGGAACAGGAAGTGCTTCAGGGCAGGTATCTGAAGTTTCAATCGATTCAGGCCATCTATCTGACAATGCTGTTACCACAGCCAAGATAGCCACTGGTGCAGTTACTTCAGCAAAGATTGCAAACGCTACTATCGTAGCAGAAGACTTGGCAAGTGGAGCAGTAACGCTGGATAAGATTGCTGATATTGCTCAAAACAGAATACTCGCAAGAGTAGCAAGTGGTACAGGAGATGTTCAGGCAATTACTGCTGCTCAGTTAAGAACCCTAATCAATGTAGAAGACAATGCTGATGTCACTGACACTGCTAATGTTAAGGCTGCTCTAGGTGGAGACTTAGGTACTTTTACAATGGGAGACAGTGGTGATACTACTACAATAGCAGGTAATCTTACAGTATCAGGAAATCTAATTATCAGTGGAACTTCAACTACTGTGAATACTGCTACACTAGATGTTGCAGACAATAACATAACACTCAACTCAGATTACAGTGGTAACTCTCCTAGTCAAAGTGCGGGCATTACTGTTAATCGTGGTGGTGGAAGTGCGGCTAACAAGACGTTTCTTTGGGATGAAAACACTGACAAATGGACAGTCGGCTCTGAGACTCTAGTTGCTGGAACATTTGAAGGCAATCTCACCGGAAATGTATCTACTGCTACTGCTTTGGTTAATCCTAGAACCTTCTCGATATCAGGAGATGTAACTACTGCTAATGCTGTATCCTTTGATGGAACTGGAAACGTTGCGTTGGCTACCAGTCTTGCAGCAGGAGTTGTGGATACTGCGGAACTTGCTGGTTCAGCCGTTGAAACCGCTAAGATTGCTAACCTAAATGTCACTACTGATAAAATAGCGAATCAAGGCGTTACCTCTGCTAAGATAGCAGATGATGCAGTAATTAGTGCTAAGATAGCAGATGATGCTGTCCTGACTGCTCATATCGCAGATGACCAAATTACTGCTGCTTTGATGGCCGATAATGCAGTAGGAACTGCTGTAATAGTTGATAATGCAGTAACAAATGCAAAACTAGCAGGTAGTATTGCACAGAGCAAAATTACAGGATTGACCTCTGCACTAGCAGGTAAACAAGCATCTCTCACATTTGGAACTGGTCTATCTAACTCAGGTTCTACGATAAATGTCGATATTGATGAATTATCCACTGAGAACGGAATGGACAAAGATAATGATTTCATAATGTATGATGATGCTGATAGTGGTCTGAAGAAGATAAATTTAACAAACATATTTTCTAAGATAAGTGAGTCGAATCTACCAAGCCTATCTGCCGCCAAAATAACTAGCGGTACATTCAGTGCAGCAAGGATACCAAGTCTTGCTACATCTAAGATAACAAGTGGAACGTTTGCCACTGCTAGAATAGCAGATGATGCAGTTACTTTCGCTAAGGTTCAGAATATTGGTTCAGGAACACTACTAGGTAGGACAAGTTCAGGAACAGGAGAGATAGAGACACTATCTGCTTCTGCTGTTAGAACCTTCTTGAATGTAGATACGGCAGG